AGTTCTCAGCAGCATTCCATTTTGCTTTATTTTTAGCGAAGGTTAGAACAGCGTTCTTATAGGCTTTGGTTCTTTTATCTTTGCCATACGGTGGTTTTGTTTGTTTCTTTGGTTTAATTTCAATAATATATCTTGATGTTGTTCCAGATTTTTCACGAACTTTGATATAGAAATCGGGATAATATCTCCTAACTTTGCCATCTGGAGAACGATATGGTATTATTACTTCTTCACTTCCCCATTCTAATATTGATGGTGTGTTGTCGCAATAGACCATGAACTTACGTTCCCATAATGATCTATAAATCACACGTTTTGGGTTTCCACGGTACTTTTTAGGATTGACTGGTTTGTACAGTCCAGAGTACGCCATAAATATATAAGTTCCCACATTTATATTTAGTAGTGGCAGTAACAAAGATAGACGAGTTTATGACTAAGATTGGTGGTAAGGGGGGTATGTCCCTTACTACTGCTTTTGATGTAGAATTTGCTTTCGGACCTAAGTCCACCATTCCTAGTCATTATGATAATAAGGATAAACCAATAGTAACAATGATGTGTGATGAAGCACAGTTACCTAACGTTCAATCTGCTGTGGCGCAAAGAACTGGTAGGTATCTTGGAGAAGGACCAGTATCATATCCACATACCAGAATATTTACGGATTTGAGTTTGGGGTTTATGCTAGATGCTGATTTAACACCATTAAAATTCTTTAATTCTTGGTATAATGATATTTTTGGTGAAGGTGCGAAATCCCACAAACCAACTATGGAAGGAGCTCTATCAGGAACTAGTTTACCCTCAAATCGTGTTAATAAACTAAAATATCCAGAACAGTATACGTGTACAGCAAAAATTTTAAAGACTGAGATGGGACCAAAAGCATCTAATTCTAGAGTACCAATAGCATACTATTTGGAGAAGTGCTATCCGTATTCTATTGATGCAGTACCTCTTGCTTATGGATCTTCTCAGATTACTAGAGTTACAGTTAATTTTTATTATAGTAGGCATACTGTTTCGTTTGGTAGATAGGTCAGCAAATTCGGTTTTTTGATTCCATAAAACTCGGAAAATTTACTCAGCATATTTTTGAGTGAAAAAGTCGCTATATATAAATAACGACTTGAAGTTATTTTAATGGCATTACCAAAGTTAGGGTATCCTACGTATGAACTTGAATTACCCTCTACAGGAAAAACAGTCAAATATCGCCCATTTCTCGTAAAAGAAGAAAAGGTACTTTTATTAGCATTGGAGTCCCAAGACGAAAAGCAGGTCTTGGCAGCAGTGAAAGATTTGATTAAAAACTGTGTTATATCTAGAATTAAGGTTGAGAATTTACCTAGTTTTGATTTAGAGTACTTATTTTTAAAGATTAGGGCAGCGTCTATTGGAGAGAACATTGTGTTGACAGTAACTTGTCTAGATGACAATGAAACTACTGTAGAAGCAAATGTCAATATTGATGAGGTTGAGGTTTTTAAACCAGAAGGACATGATAAGAAAATCATGTTTGATGATGATTCTGGGATTATAATGAATTATCCTAGTATGAAGCAATTTGTTGAACGTGAATTTCTTCAGAAAGAAATGAAAACTGATGAGATTTATGCATTTATTGCAGATTCAATTGATCAGATTTTTCAAGGTGAGGATGTGTATGATAATTCAACTACAACAAAGAAGGAATTTCGCGAATTTGTTGATAATTTGACCACAAAACAATTTGAGAAAATTCAGATATTTTATTCCACATGTCCAAAATTAAGTCATAAATTTACAGTGACTAATCCTAATACTGGTAAGGAATCTGAGTATACTATTGAGGGGTTAGCAAATTTTTTCGGATAGCACTCTTTCAAAATAACTTGGAAGGGTATTATAGAATGAATTTTGCACTCATGCAGTACCATAAATATAGCTTGACTGAGATTGAAAATATGATGCCTTGGGAGAGAGAAGTTTATACTACTTTCTTAATGCAGTATCTTGATGAAGTCAAACAAAAACAAGAACAGGCTAAAAACAAATAGTGGCAGGACTTACCGCAACATATAGTGGAGATTTATCAAGTTCCATTGCTAGTGCTCTTACTGGTAAGGTATTAAATTCTGCTGGAATGGCGAAGGATGAAAGTCAAAGGAGAAAGGAAGAAGGATTAGAACGAGCACAACCTGGATCTTTATTTTATAGTGCATTACAGCATGAGCTTGGTGGAGACTTGTTTAATAGAACTATAGGAAATTTTATTCCTGGTAAGGATATTAAGCAAACTGATCGTACATCAACAAAGGAAAAGAGATGGAAATCGCAATTTCCCCAGAAAATAGTTGATAAAGCAGAAAAGGAATTAGAGAAAGATGATGATTCTGTTCCTGTAAAGGATGAAGAAGTAAGAAATTTTGCTACAAAACTTTTAGGTTCTCATGTTGAGCATAAACTTCATGTGATTCAATATTCCGTTGGAGAGTTAACAAATGAAGTAAAATCAGTAAATACAAGTCTTGTAGATACTCAGAAATTATTAATTGATCATAATGCGATATTAGGGACTAAATTTGATCAAATTCTTGAAATATTTGGTAAGAATTCTGAATTTCAAGATAAGATTAAGGATGATGCACAAGTAGAAGCGAGCGAAAGTGAATTAGAAAAAAAGAAAGATCTATCTGGCGTTACTAAATTATTATCTATGGTTGGTGGTGGTAGTAGTAGTATTAATGGAATTCTTGGTGCAGTATTAAGAAAGGGTGTTAGTCATCTGTGGAGAAAATATGCACATAGAGGACTTAGATCAAGGCTGAGATTAGGGAAACAGGTTTTTAATAGGTTTAGACCAAGAACAATTATAAAGAATATATTCAATAAACAAGTTCTTGGATCAGCTAATAATCAAGTTGCAAAACAGGTCACTCAAAGAGCAGCACAGCAAGCAGCACAGCAAATAGCTAAAAGGCAAGCTGTAAAGCAAGGTGGGAAAATAGGTGCTAAATTTGTTAGTAAAAAAATACCTGGTGTTTCTCTTGTAGCAGGTAGTATTTTTGCTATTGAGAGAGCAATGAAGGGTGATTGGACTGGTGCTGGATTGGAGTTATTATCTGGTGCAGCAGGAACCGTTCCTGGATGGGGAACTGCGGCATCAGTTGGTATTGATGCTGCTCTTATCGGAAGAGATGTTGCGATGCCTCAGCATGAAGAGGGTACTGGATTAACTGAACCTGGAACTGCAATGCTTCATGGAACGGAGTTGATAATCACTGAAAAAGATAGAATAACTGCATCATCTGAGATGATGTCTATTTTTGATAACACAATTTCTCATTTGGTGAGTTCTTCTCTTTCTCTTGGAACTGCAACAGGAGCGCGTCGTGAAGTTGAACAGGAAATTAGGGAATCTGGAATTGATTATACATTAGTTAGACTTCCATATAGAACTGATCTTGGTAGAATGGGCAATATTAATATTACGACATTAGAACCACCAAAAGAACTTTCTACATTTTTTGAGAAACAAAAAAGAGATGATCAATTGAGTGCTAATACTAATCCCAATAATTCTACTGCTACACCTACTCCTACTGCTACACCTACTCCTACTCCTACAAGTAATTATCAACCTGGAGCAAATGTTCCTGCATCGGGTAACAACTTTACAGCTTTAGATACTGGATTACACATTGGTCCTCCAAACGATCGTGATGAAGAGCAAACTGGATTAAATATGACTCTGGCAGGTGGACTTGGAGTACCAATTTATGCACCTATAGATTTAATTTACAGACTTAAAGGAACTGATGGTCTCCCTGCTGTTGGAATAGATGGAAATACTAATATCAAACCATCTATGATGGGTCAGGGATTTGGATATTATGGTGCATATTACTTTAAGAAAGATGGTAAAGAATATGAAGTGTTATTAGGACACTTTCAGAGTATGGCATATAAAGGACAAAAAGATGGAGATAAGATTCCTAAAGGAACGTTATTAGGACATCAAGGAGCATCTGGAAATACTGACTCTGGAACAGTTGGTGGACCTGCAGTTCCACATATCTCACTCCATGTTAATGGAATTGGATTTGTTGCATCAAATGATGTTCTAAATTGGTTTGCTAATGGCCTTGCTGGGTACAAACCAACGACTAAGATAACACCTGCAGCAACCTCTAAGGCACCAGGCGGAGGTGGAAATAGAAAACCACCGACGAGACGTGAAGAAGCACTATTAGACACTATTTCTTTTGCTGAGGGAACTACTGGCAGTTACGGTACTATTTTTGGTGGCAGAGTTATACCAGAATTATCACATGGAGAACTTACTGTTAAGGAAGTTTATGACATGATGATGACTGGATCAATTCGTGGCAGAAAAGCTGGTTATGCTAAAGGATCTTATGCAACTGGTAGATATCAGTTTATGCCAGATACTAT